CGCTCCGAAGGACTTCGATGGATGGCGATGGGGTCCGATGGCTGCCTTCGACGACGATATAGGCGAAGACGCGATGCAAGCCATCTTCGAGGCAACCGCCGGTGAGGAGTAAGTCGCGCCCCCGGGGGTATAAAAATTGGCTTTTATATGTTTATATCACTAATTACATTGATTAGTTATATTTTTGGGAGAAAACTATGTCCTCATTGTTAGAACAAGCTATTGTTGATGCTGCGGCACTTAAAGAAGCTGCGCTTAAAAACGCAGAATATTCCGTCTTGGAAAAATACTCATTAGAAGTAAAAGATGCCCTAGATACATTGCTTGAACAAGAGGCGCCTGATGTGGGCTTTATAGATGAAGTTCCATTGGCACACGAAGATGAAGATATCGATGGTGTTGCGGATAATGAAATGATTGAAATCGATTTCGATGATCTGAAAGCACGACTTGATGCTGAGGAAGAAGAAGGAATCGAACCTGCTCCCGAAGAACTACTTAGCCCAGAAGAAACTGCACAGGATATTTTTGGTGATGAGAGCGCCTTAGCTGCGGTCCCACCAGAAATGGAGGCACCCGCCGCGCCACCCGGCGCCCCACCGGAGATGCCCCTTGCCGAAGATATTGCCATTAGCGATGCATTAGTTGATGCACTAGTGGAAGAGCTCACTGTGGACGTCTCGCCCGAACTGGGCGGATGGTCACCGATGGCAGCTGCCGATACGCAGCCGCAGGTCGCGGAAAGGGCTGCTGAAGCAGCAGCCGCCGCGGCACAGTCAGAAGAGGTAACTGACGAACAAGAAAATCACCTCGAACTTTATGAAGCCAAGCTAACGGAACTGTCCGATGATCTTGGCGCGATGCGATCTTTGCTTTTTGAAGCAAAGAAGCAATTAAATAATCTGATACTGGAGAATGCCAAACTCCTTTATCAAAACAAGGCATTGAATAGCGCCTCCTTGAATGAGCGACAGAAAGAGAAAATTGTCGAGGCTGTTCGTAACGCCAATACTGTAGAAGAAACCAAAGTGTTGTTCGAAACACTTCAAAGCGCAGTGGGTACCCGACGAGGGAACCGTTCTGAATCACTTCGCGAAGCTGTAAATCGACCTACTACCACTATGACTATGTTGCTAAGCTCTAGAAAAGATAGCGATACTTCCACTGTAGATCCGAATATGGATCGTATGTTACGTTTGGCAGGTTTAAAAAAACAATAATTTTTTAAGGAGGTATATATAAAAAATGTCTATTGTACAAAAACTAACAGAAGGTATCATTAATCGTGACCTCTCAAGAGAGGGTGCTGCGCTCATTAATAAATGGGAGCAGACCGGACTACTTGAGGGACTCGACGGTGATCACCTTCGCAATGGCATGGCTTGTTTACTTGAAAATCAAGCCAAAGAGCTTCTTCGTGAGTCTTCCAGCATGGCTGCTGGCGACGTCGAAGGCTTTGCTGCTGTTGCATTTCCCCTGGTTCGCCGAGTATTCGGCAACCTAATCGCTAACGATCTTGTTAGCGTTCAGCCTATGAGTTTGCCCTCTGGTCTGATCTTTTTCCTAGATTTCACGGTAAGTACGCAGTCTGCGGATCGCAATATTACCGAGTCCCGTCTGGGCTACAACCTCTCTGCATCGTTCTTCGGTGGCAATGTTGTTGGTAGTCAGATCACCGGTGGTGTCGATCTTTCGTCTCAGCTGGGTCGCGCCGGCGGTCCGTATAACCTAAATACAGGTTATGCATCCCCGACTGGCTCACTAGCTTCTAGCTCTTGGAGCCCTTTGCTGATGCCTTCGGCATCTCGCGGCACCGCTATTTTCGGTTACGATCTGGGGCTCGACGCCGCTGTTGAGTTTGACGCGGATTTCACATCCGGCTCTACCCACGTAGGGGTCTTCAGCGTACTGCTTTCTGGTCTTGATCAGGTTAATTTGGACACCCCCGCGTCGTTCAATATTTCCTCTTCACAGGGAAATAGTATTCTTGGGGCAACTGCTAACGGCTCCCTCGCCGGCGCCGCCGGCGAAGCCGCCGCGCGTCTTATTCGTCGTCATACCAAAATTTCTGGTTCTGGCGCCAAGACACGCTTACAGCTTGTTTTCGTGAGTACCGGTAGTAACGGTGCACTCTCGGGCGTAGGCTCTAATGGCGTGACCGCTGCGCAGTGGTCGAGTCTCGTTATTGGTGGTCTTACGTCTAGTGTTAACACGATTACGTGGGCTCAAACTGACGACTTTGCCAACGGACCTGGACCCGATCGTATCGGTTCCGTCCGAGGTCAAGAGGTCTGGGGTCTTGAGGGTGCAACAAACATCCCCGAGATCGACATCAAGATTGATTCCGTGGCGATTACCGCTGTGACTAAGAAGCTCAAGGCTAAGTGGACCCCCGAGTTGGGACAGGATCTCAACGCGTACCACAACCTTGATGCCGAGGTCGAGCTAACTCAGATTCTGTCTGAGCAGATCGCACTTGAAATCGATCGTGAGATCCTTGCTGATCTTGTGAACGGTCAGACGGCTGCTACTCGTTACTGGTCGCGTGCTCCAGGTAAGTTCCTGGATCGTGTTACTGGTGTCGAAGTTGGTGCTTCTACGGTTGCTCCCGACTTCACTGGTAACATCAGTGAGTGGTATGAGAGCCTCATTGAGACAATCAATGATGTTTCTGCCCAGATCCACCGCAAGACTCTACGGGGTGGTGCCAACTTCATTGTCTGCGGACCTGAAGTTGCCAACATTCTTGAGTTTACCGCCGGTTTCCGTGCTAATGTTGCGGTCGATAGCGATCGCGGCGATGCCGGTACCGTTAAGGTGGGTTCGCTCTCTAAGAAGTTTGATATCTATGTTGATCCTTACTTCTTACGGAACGTTGTTCTGGTCGGACGTAAGGGAGGCAGCTTCCTTGAGTCCGGGTACGTCTATGCGCCTTATGTGCCGCTACAGACTACCCCCACTATCTTTGGACCCGAAGACTTCGTGCCCCGCAAGGGCGTGATGACTCGCTATGCCAAGAAGATGGTGCGTCCTGACTTGTATGGCTTGGTTGTTATCTCTGATATGACTGTTGGCTAATACACGTTAGCGAGTAAATAATATGAAAGCCCTGGCTCGTTAGAGCCGGGGCTTTCTATTTATAACAGCAATCACTACTTAAATCAGAGGGCAAAACATGGCGGTTCCAAAGCTTAATCCAAAATCTACAACGAATACAAATGTTTTGCCCGTTACCGGAGCTTCAGGAGACGTCGCTGCAACGCTACCCTTTGGAGTTTATCAATATTCTGCAGATTTTCTAGCCGGCGCTTCCGACCAAGTAGCCTATACATATAAAAAGCTCGGCGGAGATGTATTAGATATTGAGCTGACGGCGGGAAATGTTTATGCTTCCTATGAAGAGGCGGTGTTAGAATATTCTTATATTGTTAACATACATCAAACTAAAAATTCCCTCGGTAGCTTTTTGGGGCACTCGACTGCCTCTTTTGATCAAGATGGTCAAATTAAAAGTGGAGACAAACTATCTGGATCCAATATCGAACTAAGGTACCCCAAGTACGATTATGGTCACATGCGTCGGGTTTCGGACCAGCTAAGTACCGAAGCCAATATTGGAGGAACGGAACCAATTTACTCCGCGTCCTTCGATATGATCTCGGGACAACAGGATTATGATCTCCAGCAAATCATCGTTGCCTCGGCTACGACGGACGCGACTAAAGAATATTTTGGACGCGTTGGAAATAAACGAATTATAATCAGGCGTGTGTTTTATAAAACGCCTCAAGCTATGTGGCGTTTTTATGGCTACTACGGGGGCTTTTCTGTGGTTGGTAATCTCCGAACCTATGGACAGTATGCTGATGATTCGACTTTCGATATAGTCCCCACGTGGCAAAACAAACTACAGTCCATGGCTTACGAAGACGCGCTAAATGTTCGCGTGTCTCACTGGTCCTATGAAATTAAAGATAATCGAATACGAATTTTTCCAATTCCCGTGGATGGAGTCAGTCCAAATAAGTTTTGGTTTCAGTTCAGTATCGAGCAAGATCCATGGGAGGCAACCGGCTCCGCTGGGGTGGCGAGTGTTTTAGGCGTTAATAATATGAATACAATGCCATTTCAGAACGTCTCATATGGAAGCATAAATTCTATCGGCAAGCAGTGGATCCGTCGCTTTGCGCTAGCTTTATCGAAAGAAATGCTTGGACAAATTAGGGGAAAATTTGCGGTGATACCGATTCCAGGAGAAAGTGTAACTTTAAATGCAGCCGACCTATTGTCGCAAGCCAAAGCGGAACAAGATGGTCTAAGAGAGGAATTGAAGGCGACCTTTGATGAACTTACTTACACGAGCGTAGCCTCTAAGGATACAGAGATGGGCGAGAACACGAAGGCGCTTTTCGGGAAGGTTCCCGTTGGCATCTTGGTAGGGTAAGGTAAGTGGGTGACCCAGACGACAGATGGAAGCAACCCGAGGCTCCCCCTCCTCCCATGTTTTTTGGGGAGAAGGAGCGTAATCTGGTCAAGCAAGTTAATGATGAGCTAGCTGAGCGAGTTGTTGGTCAGACAGTCTTGTATTACCCTATCGATATTAAGCGCACCAATTTTCATCCACTTTACGGCGAGAGTATTAATAAAACATTTTTACCACCCGTACGTGTCTATGCGTATGTCGTTGTAGAAAATGAGCAAACTAATGATAAATACTCTTACGAGTACCAGAGCAGATTGACAGTAAATTTTCATCGAAAAAGATTAACCGCTGATCAAAATTTATTTGTGCGCGCCGGAGATTTTGTTTTGTATGGCGATAAGTACTATGAGATAATGCGCACCTATAACGATACACGATATTACTTTGGACAAGTGGAACACAAGTTCCAAGTAAGTGCTGATTGTAGAAGAGCCAGAAGAGGACTATTCGATGCCACGTAGCCAATCTATTCAAACTCAAGAGGAAATTGAAAACCCCAAAAAGAATACTTGGACAGGGGTGAAAGACACTTCTATATTACAAGAAATAGAGTTTATGCCGTCCACTTTAGAGACCATAGATTATGCGGTTTACGATTACATAAATGATAGGTTAAATTTGGCGACGACTTCGAACAAAGGTTTCAAGGAGGTGCCTATTATTTGGGCTTCCAACGAGCGCTCCTATCAACTTAAGGCATACAAGGACCTACGAGACGCCGAAGAGACTTTAATTTATCCCTTGATTACTTTGGAGAGGAAGGGTGTTACTAAAGACCTTGCTACGCGCGTCATTCCTTATGCAAACCTCTATCCGCCGGACGACCCGCGCGGCGGTACTGTAACTATAGCCCGTCGTATTAATCAAAAAAAGACAGCAGAATTTCAGAATAATGTTTCTCGAAGAAAATTTGTTGACGGTCGTATCGCCGGTCTGGGCTTTGGGCAAAATACTTTTCCTGGAATAGTGGGTTTGAAGCCGGTATATGAAACTATTACCATTCCATTACCAGTTTGGGTAAGCGTTCAATATGAAATTAGTTTACGTACAGACTATCAACAACAAATGAATGATCTGATCACTCCTCTTTTGCGACAAGGAGGGTTGAATAGTATGCCCAAGCGCTTAGAGCGCGATGGACACAAGTTTGAGGCATTTGTGCGTGGCAATTTTGGGAACAATTCCAACTCTGGCGGTCTAGAGATGAATCCCCGTGTTTTTGAAACCATTATTCAACTTGAAGTCTTGGGCTATTTGATAGGAGACGGACCCAATGCTGACCGCCCCAAGGTTGTTATTCGTGAAAATGCCGTTGACGTACAAATTCCTCGCGAACGCGTGATAACGGGGGATATAAATGAATATCTGGGCGCCCGCGGCTTTTATAGAGATTAGAAGGACTTTGGAATTATTATCTACTATTTACTATTGAAAAGTAATAGAAAAATTAGCCAATTTTTTAATTAATCGAGGAGAAGCCCAAGAATGTCTGTAGATAGATTTAGATTTGTTTCGCCAGGGGTATTTATAAATGAGATTGATCAATCTGGTATACCCTCCGAAACCTCAATAGCTACTGGTCCCGCCATCATTGGTCGGACCCAACGAGGACCCGCATTAGTACCCACTCAAATAGGTTCTTTTGACAACTTCGTTCAAACATTTGGAAACCCCATTCCTGGCGGAAAAGGGGGTGACGTTTGGATCGACGGGAACTACGCTGCTCCCACCTATGCAGCATACGCAGCACAGGCTTACTTAGCTAATAACGGACCGATTACGGTCGTGCGCCTTTTGGGCGATCAAAGCCCCAAGAATGACGGCANTCTAGNTGGCATGGCGGGCTGGACAACGCCCGATACCACCACCCAAGGAGACGTTTCAACGAGCGATGGTCGAGGCGTTTACGGTCTTTGGATTTTCAGTTCTGGTTCACAGGACCAGGGACCCAAAGCCCTCGCCGATGATGGAAACAGCGCCCACATCTCAGGTACTCTCGCTGCTAAATTTTATGTAAACCTTAACGCTCGTATAGAGCTTTCTGGTTCTCCTCTGTCATTTTCTGGTTCAGCTACGAGGGCAGCCATCGTGCCCCTCGGAAGCAACGGAATGCAGTCGAATGCTATTTTCTTGCAGACCGTAACCAATGCCGGCGTTCAGGAGTTCAAGATTGTGGTGACCAGCGGCAGCGCCGAGCATCTTTCGACAACCTTTAATTTTAATCCTACGAGCGCTCGATACATTCGTAAAGTACTTAACACCAATCCGCAGCTCACTAATTCTAATATTACCCCCGCGGCTAATTTAGAACCTTATTGGTTGGGAGAAACTTTTGATAGAAATATCAAGGATCAGTTCCCGCACTATGCTAGTGCCGATAACGTTCGTTTCGGAGTGATACTGGGCATGGGCTCGGGTAGTAGTTATCCAGGGGGTTATTTTAAAACCGGTTACCAGCTTCCACAGACTCCACCAATTATTGGACAGGATCTTAATGCCGCCGGTACCACCTTCAATGTAAACAATACGACACAAGAGCTTTTTACTATTATTGCTCGTGATGATGCAGAGTGGATCCAAAAAAATATTAAGATTTCTATTATTGATGTAAAGGCGTCACCCAATCCCGAGTTTGAGCCGTATGGTACCTTTGGAATTCAAGTGAGAGACCTAGCGGACTCCGACAACACGCCTATTATTCGAGAACAGTTTAATAATTTGACCCTTAACAGCGATTCGCCCAACTATGTTGCTCGGCGCATTGGTAACACCAGTTATACCTGGGACTCTACTAATAAGAAGTATAGGCAAGAAGGAGAATATCCCAATCGGTCTAAGTTTATTCGTATGTCAATGGCGACGGGTCAAGAGGGACTGGATAGCGCTCTCTTGCCATTTGGTTTCAAGGGAGTTCCGAAATGGACTGGCTTCAATTTTGCTTCCGGCTCCGCTTTGGGTCAAGGCAATGGCGCGCCAACGCGTACGTTGGATCTCAACAATACCGGTTCTTCCCTGGTTAGTGCAAAGTTTGCAGCCTTAAGTGGGNCTATCTTCATGAACCCGGTGGTTTCTAATGTAACTAACGGACTTGATGCTATTAGGACCGTGTGGAAGGCAGGCGGGCTCAACGCCACGGGCGACCCGGTCCAAGCTGCTCCTATTACTGCGAGCTTTCAATATCCTATCTTGCCTCAGCGATTCTCCTCATCGGATGGCGGCTTGGTCGATAATACCAACGCCTACTGGGGTCTCACTACCACCAAGTCGAGAACAAGTACTGTTTTTGATCCCACTGTGAGAGAGTATTTGCGAATGGTTCCGGTGACTGGATTCAATCGTACTGATCCGACTGCTAATTCGTTTCAAGAGAGAGGACCCGGATTTACACTAGACGATCTATGTTTTGACCTTAAGGCGGGGGGCGCCTATCACAGCGGCTCTGCGTTTGGACCCGCGGGTTTTGCAGCTTATATGCAAACTCCTTGGAGTACAGTGACTAACGCCAGCGGCGCTACTGATTCCGCGCAAGCGTGGGGCTCACGTGCTGATGGCACCTCTATGACGGCAGTAAGTGCCTCCTATCAAGAAGTACTTAATAAGGGTTACGATCGTTTTACGGTTCCACTCTTCGGCGGTTTCGATGGTGTGGAAATTACGGAGAAAGATCCTTTTAATAACACGCGCGCCCTTGGGGGCGAAGCACCGTCGACGGCTCCCACTGAGGAAGCTAATGCGATGGTGTACACTGTGAAGAAGGCGATCGATACAGTTGCCGATCCCGAATTGGTGGATATTAACCTGGGAATAGTACCGGGNATNACTCCTCGCATCATTACAGGACACCTTTTAGAGGTTTGTCAGGACCGNGCGGATGCTCTCGCGATTATTGATCTCGAAGGTGGCTACGTTCCTGTTGCTAATAACACCGATTCGTTTGCTGACCGCGCAGGAAATGTCGATGATACGGTGACAAACATCAAACAGCGTGCCCTTAACAACAGCTATGGCGCCGCTTACTATCCGTGGGTTATGTCTAGCGATACGCTGAGTGGTATTCGAGTATGGATGCCTCCGTCTGTTGTAGCTTTAGGTACCTACGGCTCATCGGCTGCAGTGAGTGAGCTTTGGTTTGCACCCGCGGGCTTCAACCGCGGGGGTCTGAGTCAGGGTTCCGCAGGAATTCCTGTCTTGGGTATTGTTGACAAGCTCACAAGCAAGCAGAGAGATAAATTATACGAAGTAAACATTAATCCGATTGCAACATTCCCCGCTGAGGGTATAGTGATCTTCGGTCAGAAGACACTTCAAGCTACACGCAGTGCCCTCGATCGTGTCAATGTGCGGCGTCTGATGATCTTTTTGAAGAAGCAAATTTCTAGAATCGCAAGAAACATCCTGTTTGATCCGAATGTTCAGGTCACTTGGGACCGCTTCCTGGGACAGGTTAACCCGCTTCTACGCTCTGTGAAAGCCAACTTCGGACTTCAAGAGTATCGGGTGATTCTTGATGAGTCTACAACCACCCCCGAGTTGGTTGATAGAAACATCATGTATGCCAAGGTATTTCTTAAGCCGACGCGTGCAATTGAGTTTATCGCTCTAGACTTTATAATCACAAGATCGGGAGCGTCGTTTAATGACTAATAAAAGAGGGAGGAATTGTTTCCTTTCACTATTTAGTTTGACTAATAGGAGACTTTAAAGAGATGGCTTTTTGGAATAGTGCAGCGATTGAACCGAAACGCGCACATAGATTTTTGCTTCAGTTTGAACTACCCGGTGGAACCACCACCCAAATTTATGCACGCCGCGTCTCAAAACCCTCGTTTGATGTCGGTCAGTCCGAACATAAGTTCCTGGGTTCTACATATTACTACCCCGGCGCCGTCACTTGGAGTGACGTGTCTTGTACTCTCGTTGATTCTGCAAGTCCTGATTTCGATCTTCTCTGCAATCTGCTCCTCAGAAATGCCGGCTATGTGGATCCTAATGATGTTTCCACGACTGGAAACGTCGACGACGGCGGCACCATCAGCAAGCAAAGTGCGGTTGATGCGCTGGGAGCACAAGTGCTTATTAAAGAGTTAGATGGCGACGGCAATGTAATGGGGCATTGGGTACTTAACAATCCATGGGCGCGATCCATTTCGTTTGGTGATTTGGATTATTCGTCTGAGGAATTAATGACAGTTGACGTAACTCTTCGTTATGATTGGGCTCAATATTTTAGTGGACCTCCTACCGGTCAAGGGTAGGAGACAACTAATGCCCTTTTGGGACGACGCACGCATAGAGCCTAAAAGAGCTTATAGGTTTCTTGTTCCTTTCCGTGTTTTTCTCCCGGCGACTGCGGCTCCGACAAATCCTGTTGCCATTTCTGAGTGGGCACGGTGTGGTCATGACCTGATAGACACCCAGAGATCTAAGTATGGTCGCAATAATGTTTTTTGGTTTCTCGCCCAGAGCGTAACCAAGCCAGGAATTTCTACATCCCTATCTCGTACGGAGCATGTGGTTAACGGTTATAGCCCTCAGCGCCGCAACCAGCCACTCGCGTGGAATTTTGAGCCTATATCTTTGCAGCTTATCGATACTTATGACCACGACATTGAGATGTCTATTACTGCACAGCTGTTCGCGCTGGGTGGTATACAGCAACCCGGCGTCGGGGTTTGGGCATCTCACTACTCCGAACGAAATTTTGCTGGATCTATGGTGCCCCTTGACAATGGCGTCCCCGGCGAGTTCGCCATATATGAGTTGCTCGACGGGCACTACGGCGCCCAAGGAAAAGTTTCCAGCTTGCGGGGATTGAACTCACCTCGCATGACACCCGGACAGTTGCTCAATCCGAGCCCGGACGCCACCTCCCTCACACCGGACCAACAAGCGGAAAGACAGCGAATGACCACCCAGTGGGCACGCAAGATCGTGCTGAAAAATCCATATCTTGTCTCGGCAGATTTTGGATCGCTCGATTATAATTCGAACGCTTTTTCTACGGTGTCATTACAAATAGACTACGATGCCTATGATATAGTGCACATGGTTGACCGTCATAATTTTGACCCAAGCGACTTTTCATCGCGTACGCTGGGACAACTTCGACAGAATCAGCGAGACTCACGCCGGCACCACCGCGAGCGCCTAACGCATAGAGGCGCAACTCCCGGGGAACGGGCTTCACATATGAATAGTGTTAGACGGGAGCAACGTCTCGATCGTCGTGCTCTTAGAGAGGAAACGCGTTCCGGGAACGTTGAAGCCGGAAGAACTGTCGACTAATAAACAATTAACTTAAAAATAATTTTAAAAAGTATATAATTATATAAGAAAGAGAGGCTACTTTTGGCACGCAATAATCAAAACCGATTTTCAGCTCCCCATCCAGATGAGGACACTCCCCCCCAGGCAACTACCACGACAGGCACTCCCCAAGGAGACCCGCTATCTTTTGTGGTACCAACTGAGTTCGTGAATCTCCCTAGTCAGGGTGCGCACTATGATCCGGCACACCCCCTCCATGGACAGGACACTATTGAAATTAAATTTATGACAGCGAAAGAGGAGGATATATTAACCTCTCAAACACTCCTGGAAAAGGGGGTTGCGCTAGATCGTCTAACCGACAATTTGATTATGGATAAAAGAATTAGACAGCAATCTCTTTTAACCGGCGACAAAAACGCCATTTTAATAGCGGCGCGCATGTCCGGCTTTGGCGAAGAATATGAAACCTCGATCACATGCCCCACATGTAACAAGGCAGACAAGTATGTTTATGATCTAAATACCGCAGTTGTAACTTCAGGACTCACCCTAGAGGAGCTTGAAGAGAGCGAGATTGGAACGGACGACAGCGGGACCTTCACGGTTACTCTTCCAAAGAACCCCGTTGTTGTAGAATTTCAGCTTTTGACGGGCGCCGAAGAGAGAGCTATAGCCAATGCAGCAGAGCAGCGTCGAAAGAAAAAAGAGCCGGAACAGATAGTCACTGATCAATTGAAACTTATTATTGTGTCGGTAAACGGTTATACAGATGTAGCCCTCATAGATCGTTTTGTCGAGAGCATGACTCTTTCGGATAGTCGCTACCTACGAGATGCATATCAAAAGGTAAATCCCAACATAGAACTTAAGGAGGTGTTCGTCTGTAATGAATGTGGTCATTCAGATGAAATCAACTTTCCCTTTACAGCCGACTTTTTTTGGCCTAACCGATGAATATTCTGAGAATATTTACGAACAGATTTTCTTTTTAAAATATTATGGGGGCTGGAGTTTCACTGAGGCGTATAATTTACCCATCAAATTAAGAGAATGGTTTGTCAATCGTCTGTCTAAACAGAAGGAAGATGAAGCCGAGGCAATGAAAGAGGGCACAGGAAACAATAAAACAACCACAGTACTTGGACCCGATAGCCGTCCGCCCAAGTCCTTTACTTTAAAAGAGTAACCTTTAAATTATTTTAAAACTAATTACCTTGGATAGTTGTGAGGTCCCCAGTGAGTGAACTTGTACCCATAGTGGTTGATTTAAATAAAGCCAAGAACAATACAGTTAATGAGAGCTGGTTGTCTATGTTTGGTGGTGCTATTGAAATGATGCTCAAGCGCATGTTCCACACGACGGAGCCTCTTGAAGATGTACGTTATAGCGTAAGGGGCACCCCCTCCCAGATAGCTAGTTTTGGAGATGCTCTCGCCGGTGAAAAGAGATACATGGAAGCTTTCATGAATTATGGATTGAATGATCCGCGGAGCTTTAGCACTCGTCACGACCTTGAAAAAGCAGTCGCAAATTTTGAGCGAGAGACAGATTTAAAGTGGCCATTTACTTAGAGATAAACCATGGCGACTGAAGAAGAAGTAGCACTAGAACAACAAAAGCTTAAACACCTCGAAGAGGGGCTTGAACTTATCGCGGCACACCGACGCGGTGAGACTGAAGTCCTGCGCCTGACACGCGAACAGATTGCCGCGATCAACGATCTGACAGCCTCGGAAAGGCGATCGGTAGAGCAACTTCAAAGTCGTTTAACAACCACTCGCGAGTTACTAGAGTACAGCAAGCAAGAGGCGACATCCGCGCGCGATCACTATGATATTCTTAATTTAAATAAGCGCCTACGAGAAGAAGAACTTCAAGTAGCACAGCGCGCGTTGGACAGCCAACGCGCCAAAGTTGCCGCAGCAAAGCAGGCTGCGTCAGCAGCAAGCACCGCAGGGCGTGCTGCCCGAGAAGACGCGGCAGCCGCATTGCGCGCCGAGACCGCGAAACTTGCAGCAGCACAGAAAGCAATTCGTGCGCTCAACGACCAGCAACGTGCACAATCAAGTATATATTCTAGCGCCAATTCTATTCTTAAAACCACACTGGGGATCAGTGACGCCTGGAAGGATACCAGTTTTGGCTCCGTAGCCATGGCGGGACAGGGAGCTTTTGATACTCTCAAAGGCACCCTCCAGAGTACACTGTCACCTATGAATATTCTCGGCTCTACGCTGATGAAGATTCAGGAAAGTACACTTGCGCTTATCCAGAGCGCTGATAAATTAGGTTCTTCCTTCGCAAAGCAAACGGGCTTAATGGGTACCAATACAGCCGCGTTACAGCGAAATTATTACGCAATGAATAACATTCGCGCTAGCATGGACGAGGTTAACAATTCCGCAGCGGCATTGGCGACCCAGAGTAGTAAATTTATTGACCTCAGTCAAGCTGAAGCTGATGCGTTAGTTCGACTGTCTACTACTATGGATAAAGCGGGCTACGGAACTCAATTTGTGGCATCCCAGTTGGATACTTTCACTATTGGATTAGGAATGAGTGCGAGCGGCGTTGAAAGATTTAATAGAAGCATGGATAGCATGCGCCAGACAGTGGGAATGTCAGTTGAACAGTTTAAAACAGATTTTCCTGCTGCTTTGAAGACTGCTATGTTTTACACTGGCAGGATGGAAGAAGAATTACGAGGATTAATTACCGCGGCGAAGACTACGGGCGTTGCAGTATCTCAATTGCAAGGCGTCGTAGCTCAGTATGATACTTTCGCCGGCGCCGGCGAGGCAGTGGGAAGACTGAATGCAATTCTAGGTGGTCCGTATCTCAACGCTATTCAGATGGTATATTCCACGGAAAGCGAGAGACTCAATTTACTGCGCCAATCAATAAGCGCTTCCGGAAGACAATTTTCGACCTTGGAGAGGTACGAAAAGAAGGCTATTATGGCTGCAGCGGGAATTCAAGATATCAATACTGCGCTGCAACTATTTGGTCAGGGCGCCTCTGCCTATAACGAACATATACAAAAACAACAACAGTTGGAACAGCTCGCACGTCAAGCCACTCCGGTGTTTGAACAGATGAGAGAGCTGGGAATGCGACTAGCAATTAGTTTTAGACCTTTCCTCGTGGTGATGGAGAAGCTCGTCAGAGTAATGGAGGCGCTTGCTCCAAAGACCGAGATCGCGGCTGGTGTGATGAGTGCCTCTCTTGCCGCAGCATTTTCCGGCATGGCATTCCAGGCTCAAGCAGCTGCCGCCAACATAGTATCATCCTCCCAAGCAATAGTTGCAGCGCTAGGGAGAGAATCTATGGCTGCCACCGCTACCGCGGGAGCCCTCCAGCAGCGCGCAAGCGCCGCGGCTTTGGGCATGCGAGCAGCTGGGAGACTTGGTGTGGCAGGTCTCGCCGGCTATGGCGCATACCAAGCTGGGAAAGGTGGCAGCTATGCTGGTGCTATAGGAGCAGGAGCAGTAGCAGGAGGCATGGCGTTCGGAGCGCCCGGCGCTGCCGCCGGCGCAGCTATCGGAGGCATCGGAACCTATTTGGGCGGCATGGCAAGCGGGCGCACCGGTGGTCGAGCCGGCACTGCCATGGTGGGGGAACGCGGTCCAGAGATGGTGTCTCTCCCGCAGGGAAGCAACGTGGTGAGCAATGAAAACATTGGCAGGATGATGGCATCATCAGCTCGATCAGCACAACAGATGAGTCAGATGACATCAGCTTTGAAAAGTTCTTTAGATAATTTGTCATCAAAACTAAATACTGTAATAACGTTAGATGAAAGGAAGGCAGACAGAGATCGCGGCAATGTGATCGTACTCGAAATGGATCGACGCGTGGTGGGTCAAACAGTTGTGGATTATATCAACGAAGACTCTGAACTGTCCTTGACTTCTTAAAGGAGGAATAACGGTGGCTGATTATAGAACACAGGAAGTTGATATAGTAGCGCTGCTGGGTCGCATATCGGGAAATCCCCGCGCCGAGGCAATCCATGGAGCGATTACCAGCGGACAGTCGCGCCTTATTAAGGCGAAGATGTCAGTCCACGATCTGTACCTCGCGCACTCCTTCGCAGAAAGCTCTGTAGAGGCTTCCGATATTGAATATTTGATGGACATCGTCGCGACGGTTGCTATAAGAATGGCGGATGGACAAGTCGGCGCCGGTGGCGACACTGACATGTACAATCCCGATTTGTTGAGTGTAACTTACGTTGCATTAAATAAAAATATTGAGATTCCCGGCGCCCTCCTGTCGTTTGATGATAATTATAGACCCAGTTTTCGTCGAGAAGAGGTATATGGAAGGATGGATCCGATTGCGACCTATCAGGGTACCGGTCGTACCATAAACTTAGAATGGGAGATGAATCTAGCCAGCTCCCCCAATCCCCAAATTAATTTGGCAGCCTTTCAAGATCTCATTAAGTTTATGTATCCAGTCTATCAAGATACAACCTTTAATCAACTGGGTACCGGTACCCTCGTTGCTCCTCCCGTGCTTCGGATTGAAATTCTAAATGCGGGTATTGGACACTTAGGTTTGATGCAGGGATATAATCAGGGACTTTTGTGTATAGTTGACAGCTTTAGTTATGATCGTTTTGCTACTTCTGCAGCCGGGGGGGGACCCAACGTGGTGCGTAGCCTCGCCGGCGGTGATGACGATGGCTCTGTCGTGCGCCCCACCCACCTAACTCTTTCTCTGTCGCTTACCGTCTTACACGAAGAGGCAAAGGTTGGTTTTGTGTATAGTAAGGTTGGAGGTGCTGAGAGCCCCACCGTTACTGTGCAGTTTGGGCAGGGAGAGGGTTATCCGTATGGGTATGGCACCACACTGGATCTTGCCAACATTCCAAAGAACCCCCGCATGGCGCGCCTCGCCCGGGAGCTCGTGGAGATTGCGATGGATGAGAGCGGAGAATCTCTGCGCGAGCTAGGCGACGCTACGGCGGAGCATGAGGCGCAGGTGCGCGCAAGGATCGAAAACAGCTAGGAAAAAACGATTATTATGGCATCTAGATATAACGGCAGATCAAGGTTCACAAACGCGGACAAAATATATGAGAATATATTGGAGGAGCGCGGACTCGGTAGTATTAGACAATACACAACGGGTTTTATGAGAAAATTGACTCGTCAACAACGCAACCACCTATCAATTGCTCAGCAGCGCTGGACGGTGGGGGACAGGCTATATAAGCTGGCGGCTCATTATTACGGCAATCCCAAATATTGGTGGGTGATAGCTCGGTTCAACAGTAAGCCAACAGATGCTCACTTTAAGGCGGGAGATATCGTTTATATTCCTATGCCGCGCGAGACGATATTTGATATGTATGGGGTATAGAGGATGACAACGAAATATACAGCCGAGCAGGGTAGATTCGTAGCGGACCTTGCGTCCGAGGGGATTGCTTTTCAAGGGGACAGCTTGGCGCGAGATTTTGCTTTTAACGCACAGTGTTTTCTTATCCAGAATATGTTCACCATCTCAAAGAGCACAGAGAAAGCCTCCCCGGGCATTCCAGGGAACGTGACGCACACTCAAGGACGCGCAACACACCAGTGGTACATTGATCAGGGCAAGACCTTGCATAAAAAACACGTGGAGACGCACCGCGGCTCTCAGGGTTTTCATAGAAAGGGACAAGGCGGGCACAACCCGGGCATGAACCCCGGGCAAAAGATGTTAAGTTGGCCATCGGGGTATAAATTTATTAGTCCCGTTTTATCCGACGGAACATACTCACCGGCACAACAGTTCACCAGTTTATCGCAACAAAAACAAGAAAATGTTAGAGCACTTTTAAATATGACACCTAGTCAGCAAGCACAGTTGGTTCCTCTGGTGAGACTTTACAAGGTCGAATATGAAACCGACCAGGAAACCGGTCGACCCGATCTTAACACCGGACAAGACATAGAAATTGTCTTTGATGACTTCACCCGAGAAGAATCACTTTTGAAAATGTCAGAGGGCTCCGCGCACGAGATGTATCAAAACCGCGGCGGTCGACTCGGCGGCGCCGGAATTAAATCATTTTCATGGGACTGGAAAGGGGTCAATCCTGCAGAGATAGACGCAAACATAACTGCGGATCTAGATATTCATTTCAACAGTATCGATGATCTTTTTCAAGACCAGCACAGGAGTCGACTTGACCCCCTCAGCTTCGATCCCGCTCAAATCGGACGAGCTAGCTTTTTAGATTTGATAATTCACGCACCCACCGTAACGCGCGACCCCGACGCCCCGGTACCGACACCGGAAGAGCAGAGGCAGGAGCTACAAGCCGAATTGGCTGCGAGACCATGGCACTTGCTTTATAACGGAAAGTTTTTTGAGCTTAAAGCGGTAGTGGGATGGCAAGTACCCCCCAACATACGGGTGGAAGATGAACAGTTCGACGAGCACCCCCTTCAAGAGATCTTAAGAGAGACCCAGTTGCCGTTATATTTACAACTCGTATCTCACAACTTTAAATTTGAACAGGATGGGTCTGTGGACCTAAGCATTCGCTTTCGAGCGCGCCTCACCGCTCGGGATGATAGATATGACCTCTTGCGTGTTAGCGAAGAATTTCTTACAACAAAGATTCAGCGTCTAAAAAAGAAGAAGGGCTCCCTCTCAGATGCACAGCAAGAACAGGCGCAACATCTTCAGGACGATATTGATGCGTTAGAAAGAGATCTAAAGGATCAGTTGGGCGAGCGTTATACTTGGATTTTAGACCAATTGGCTGGGGGCATCACTGCTCAAGATAAGGGCTACCTATATGAAGCCATGGCGCGCCCCGTTCAGCTACGCGCTTTAAATACATTTAGTATTGAGGGAGCTGATACCGCCGTAGTGAGTAGTTATGCACAACCAGCTTCGGTGGATGGGCTTGCAGCGCTGCTGGCGGGGGAGGATACCGGCGAAGTGTTGGCTTTCGATCATCTTGGCATTGCGAGAGGCACCACGGCAGATCGCGGCAACCAGTACGCTCAAACAATGCAACCCGGGGCGCAGTATGGCGACCCCGCGATTGAATTTGAAAACATTGGTGCAGGGAGACACTCAAGGGCTCTTCAGGGTCAAGTTCATGAAATGGGCGCCATAGAACGCGACCTTGTAAGCGATACGCCGGGCTCTACCAGTGCCGAGGCTGCAGTATCGGTGGGGTCTGTGTACCAGAATCAAGCTTTTTATGATTATGGGCTCAGTACCAA